CCCCCGCCATTCGCCAGTCGATCACCCCCAAAAAACCACCGTATTTTCAAAAATGCCGAAATGTCAGTTTTCAAAAACGGCAACCTCCGGTCAAAAACGGCAACCACAAAAGACGATAGTCGCTAGCGATTTATTGCAACTCTGCGTAGTCGCAAAGAAACTTGCCCCGGAAGGACCCACTGTAATCCTCCATATGGGCTATTACCACAGCCTATACAGGCTAATAGCACGCTGTATAGCGTGTGGTATTACGCTGTATAGGGCGTAATACAACATTGATGCAAACACACATCTAAGAAGAAAAATAAATAGTTCGCAAAGTTAGCTGGCTTCCTACGTGCCATCACACAACAGGATGCAAGGAACTACGGCATAAACACAAGCTTACTCACACACCTTTCCTTTATTCCGTTCCTCCTTGCATCCCTTGCCACGCCTGCTTTTGGTTGCTTACTATTTCTTTTTCCTCATTTTCCATTTTCCTCATAAACAACTTAAAACGCATGTTCCAGATCAAGACTTATACACAAGGTTGCATATTAGATACACCACATTTCTTTGTGCTGTCAAAAGGCCTTAACAGCGGTAAGCCGTCACATACACCATGGCGCAACTGCTTCGTAATATCAGTATCTACAGAAGAGGAAAAAGAGCGGTTATACTGGCTTGCATATTCGCTATGGAAAACAAAAAAGCTATATCCACTACTACGTGGCTCAGTAATAGAATTCATCACGCTACATGATTACGGCAGGCAATTGCAGCATATTGTATCTAATATGCCAGAAAACACCGTTATTTTAAAAATGATCAATACACTGCAGCTATTGGAACAGAAAGAAAATGCAGTACAGGAACAAATTAAAAATATAGCCGCTTTGCGGCAATCCATTGTTACCGCTTATTTACGGTTGTAAAAAGTTATTCAATCTGGTAAGAAGATTATTTATAGTCACTCCGGATGCGCCAGGCACAGATATATTCAATGGACCTGTATTGGTTGGACCTTCAGCAGTTTGAAATATCATTTCCGTCATTACAGTAAGTGTATCTTTCAGCAATTGATACATACTATCTTCATTCGTGTTGATACGCCACAGGTGAGCGCTTTTATCATATTCTATTACCCCCCCATCACTGAACATTTTACGCCACTTGCCAATGGCCGCGTCAGGATCCGGTGCATCGGCCGTATTGCTCAATGCACCCAATAGAACACCTGTTTTGCAATACTTATCTACAATGCAACATACTTGCTCACCAATTTCAAGTGGCCAGTTTTCATCATCATTCATGGCCCGCATTTTCACAATAGGTAGCCAGTCAGTCACAATACCATCAAACGTAGGCAATTGCACCCGCGCATAACCTATCTGCGTATTGTCACTTACCAATCCATATACCAAGTGCGGGAAATCCATTTTATCAGTTTAAAAAATCCTTTAAATATGTCTGCAAATCAATTGCATCATTTATTGTCTGCTGCTGTCCTATCAAAATACCCGGAACCGCGGTATTGATCAAATTTGTTGCCTCGTCAAAGATGGCCGTGTATTGTGTCGTTACACTGCCACCCACCTCAGTTCTACCTTTATTGTTGATGGCTGCGATATCTGCCTGTATGGTATACTGATTGCCGTTCAGGAAAACAGATGTAAGCGCATTGCCGTTTATGGTATTTATCAGGCTCTGCAGCTGGTTGATGATATCCTGGGCCTGAGCTGCTATACTTGCCATTGCTGGGTAACCTACTTCCTGAGCTGGCGCATTGCCGGTCGGTTGGTTTACCAATATTTTCTTAAACTGTACTCCCGTTACATACCCTCCATCCAGATCCACAGTATGCCTGCTTTCCCCTATAAAGTAAGTCCCTGCATATACACCCCAATTACCACCTACCAGCGTAGCATTATTGCCACTTACCAGAAAAATATTACCTACTACCGAAACATCAACCTCTACCTGGTCCATATTCTTTTTATACATCCTGCCATCTACTACATACAACCCTTGCGCATCATCATCTACATGGTTCCTGCTTTGGTACACATCTGCACTCGGATTAGCGCCCGCCGCCACAAGGCCATCATACGTTTTCTTCATTTTCGGATTAAAATACCGGTATTGTCCACGCACATATATACCCGCCACCTTATCTACAACCGTATAGCTGCCCACCATATCAGTCCAGTTCACGCTTACCCCTGCTCCTACAGTTGCGCTCAGTTGCGGCAAGTAAGTAAACACCAATACAGAGCCACGCAACGAAAACATATATCCGTACTCCTCAGCTATCCTATGTAAAAATTCCAGATCAGTTTCATGAAACTGTGTAACACGAACTATAGTGTAATTATGAATAATGCCTTGCACAGTATAATTGTACTTATTGGCATAGTGCTGTACAATCGTAAGCAATGTTTTCCCCTCATGCGCAAAGCTGCTCTTAGTTCGCACTGCTGTCTTTACACCAGCTCCCAAAGCGCTGATATTGCATATGTGGCCACCATCCTTACTACCGGTAAACCGTATCTCATCCACAGTAAATGTCCCGCATGGCAGGTTACCACTATCATTAGTGATCGTTACGGTAATAGTATCGCCTTTTTGCGGGTTCCATCCGGCCATCCATTTCAGGGTGTCATTTTTAATAGACAATGTCAGTTCATCCGCTTCCCCCACAGTCTTATCTACATACGTCAGTGTGATTACCTCGCCGCTTATCGCTTGCGTGATATTCACACCCTGGTATACAACCGTATATGTAGTTTTACCCATTACTGCTTTTCATTGTCTATTAAATCATCATCCTTCTTCTTTTTACCAAACAACCACTTTAGTACCTGCCCGATCTTTGCAAACGAAATAGAACCGCTCACCTCATACTTTGGCTGTATCGGTGATGTCGTATACCCCTTGTCAATTGCCTCGTCCTTATCCATTTTCAAATTTTCAAATCTGCACATTTTCAAATTAACTCTGTTTCCACGGCGGCAATCCCTCAGTGCTGGCGCTCACTACTGTATTATCAATAATAGGTATCACAAGTATGATCCCTCCCGCCAACCGGTCATCAGCGCTCACAAGCGGATTGGCAAATATTATTCTATCCATCTGCGTAGGATCACCATAGGCCCGGTTAGCTACCTGGTCCCATCTTTCCCCGTCATATGTCACTGTAGTTGTAAAAGCCATTATTGTCCTATTATTAAGCTCGCAGAGCGGCACACGCTTCGCGCCATGAGTAAAAAGCTATTTTGGTTCAATTGTACCTGTGCAGCCTGAAAAGCCGTATTAGCCGTGCTGAAATCTGCAAAGTCCGTCAGCGGATCAATCGCGGCCAGATCACCCAGCGTATCGCTTACATTGCTTATATCATCCGTCAGGTCCGGAAGATCTGCAAACCCATCACCGAAACTATCATACTGCTCACCCAGCAGTATTACATTGGCCTGCATGGCCGCAATGTTCCCGCTCAGTATACTACTCACAAGCGGCGTAATACCGGAATATACAAGGCTATCTATCATGCCGGCATATTTCTTTGCAGTGTTCAGATACCCCACCCATGTTTGCCATTGGCTCGGCGGTTGTGGCACAGGTTTCACTATTACCGGTACAGCTTGGTGTGTAAGCCCGAATACACTCTTCAAAGTAAAATTCTGAAGCGCATCTAAAAGCTGCCCACTGGGCACCTCCAGTAAGCTCACGGTTACAGCAGCATAGAACACATTACCGAGCCCATCCATTTCAAGGGGATCAACCGTCACGCTCTGGATGATCCACATACCATCATTGTCACCATTACCCCACACCAACGCTACAGGTACGGCGTTTTGTATATAGGCATTCAATTGCGTTATAGCAGTTTTCACCACGATAAACCGCTGGTGCAGCTTCATCCCCAGGCTCTTTGTTGCCAGCTCCCTGCCTGTCTGCTGTGGTAGAGGAGTGCCACCAATAAGCTGGTACTGCGCAATAACAGCGTTCAGGCTGCTACTCACACTTTCAAAACCCGCCAACGGCTCAAATACTATAGTGCCTAACTGTGCAAACATTTATAAATATTTATTCTATTTCACCAACAAAAACACCAGTAACAGGCCCTCCGCTGCCTCCCGGCGCTACCAATCCGGAAGTATACACAATAGTCCCGCTCTCCACAAAAGCTTTCAGCGCATTTGCAAAATTGTTTATCGCTGTCATCTGCTCAGTACTGGCTGTACCTCCCAGGTTAGCTACCATTACATCCGTAATAATCGAAGTATCTAAAGCCATAATAATATCATTTGCGATTCAAATAAGCCCGAATTTTCAAATTTTCAAATCACCACATTTTCAAATTAAAAAGAAACCCGGCTCCGCTGGCTCATGTAATCATCCATCATCTTCTTAAAGTTGCTGCGCATAGCGTTAGTGATCAAAGTTGCATCTGCCTGCGTAGCGCTGCCATTCAGGTGTATCACCGGTGCAAACGTCATACTTACACCACCGCCGCCGCCAGCTGCCGCCACAGGTATAGGCGTTGTATTATGAATAGCTCCTCGCAAAGCGCCAATGGCATTTCCCCAGGCATGTATCATCGCGGCAGGCTTTATACCCTCCGCAATGGTCTCTACCAGCCTTATCCGGTGTATGTCCTTCAGCGCACCTTCTTTGGCAGGTGAGAACGGCAAAAAGGCACGTATCTTCTTTGCCACATTCTGCATCGTTTCACCCACTTTGCCAATCTTATTCATGATCCCGTCTATGATGCTGTCGATGATATGCTTACCGGCATCTACAAACTTGCTCCCGAAATTCCATACCCATTTAAAGATGGCAAGGAATGGCTCTTTTACACCCTCCCATAAGTTGTGAAAGAACCCCGTTATAGGTTTCCAGTACTTATAGATCAGGCCTACAGGTGTCATGTTCAGCAGTACCCATTTCACAAAAGCATACCCGGCAATGAATGGCAGCTTTATCAATTCCCACAATCCATTAAAAAAGCTGCTTACCTGCTTCCAATACTTAAAGATCAGCGCAACCGGATTGAAATAAATAAATATGCTGTTCTTATACCAGTTCCACGCACTGCTAAAGACATTCTTTAATGATGCCCACAGATTCACAAAAAAACCTTTGATCTCATCCCAATAGGTATAGATCAGCACAGCCGCCCCGATGATGGCGGCAGCT